CAGGCTATAGTACAGGGGCAAAGTATTAATATTACTACTACAGGATTAGGAGATAACCTAATTGAGGAGTTAGATGCCTCCACATTGATGTTGGAATTTGTACCAACCTATGATGCTACAATAAATGCTGAATGGACTTACTTTATACAAGATGGATATATATTTACCCATAGGGATGATTTAACTTTGGAAGTAGCCTATATAGCATTCCCGATGTGGGAAGATATGACTCCTAAAATTCCTGATGATCCTAAAGTGATTAGAATGGTTGTATTACATATAGCAGAAAGGTTAGCACTAAGATTATACACAAAATATAGAACAAATGCTGATAGAATTTTCTGGAAAGATATTCAGGATGAATTAGATTTTGCTGTAGGTTCTGCTTCTAATAGAATGAAAATGGTTGGTGAGGATGGCATGGAGAGTATTAAAAGAAGTTTGCATAGACTTGTTCCTAAACCTAACCAATGGACTAATGGATTCAGAGAACTTAATAGAGGAGAACAACTTAATAAGATGTAATTATGAGATTTGTCAATACTTTTTCAGGAGGGTTGGATAAGGATACTACTCCTACAAGTTACAAGCCTAATAACTATTATGATGCTAGAAATTTCAGTATTGTTGTAGCAGAGGATCTTTCTTCTGCTACTTTGACTAATACCAAAGGTGTAACAACTACTATTACTTATGATACTGGAACAACTAGAAAGATTGTTGGATTAGTTGAAACTCCAACTACATTAGTTATTTTTATAAAAGGTGTAGGGGAATCTGGAGAAATACATGAGGTATTGCTAGATACTATAGACAGTACAGTTACTCCTATAGATTTAAGTTCTGGTACATATCTTGTAGTTACTAAAAATTTTAACTTTGGGGATAACATTAAAGTTGTTGCTAGAGAAGAAACCCCAACATTGAGAAAAATATATTGGGTTGATGATAACAACCCTTTAAGATATTGTAATTTAGCTTTAGGAAATACTGTTTTATCTGGATATAGTTTAAATCAATTTGAAATAAACCAAAATGCTACCCTTACAAATCCGCAATATGTAGGATTAATAGGAGGTAGTTTAAGAGCAGGTGTATATCAATATGCTTATTGTTTATATAATCAAAATGCTAACCAAACAACATATTCTCCATTTTCACAATTTATTCAAGTTACTGAAACTGGATTAACCACTACATCTGTAAGTTTTAAAGGAAGTGCTGTTGGTACTGAAACTACTACTGGTATACAAATTAGCATTACTGATACTAACTCTGAGTTTGCATATATGAGAGTTATTTCCTTGTTTTATACTACTCCAGATGCAAACCCAGAAGTAACTATAATATATGAAGGAACTAGAACAAGCACTGTAAATGTATCTCATACAGGAACTCAAATACTGGGGACTCTCACTCTAGAAGAAGCTATAGCAACAGTTACCGTGTTGACTCCTAAAACTATAGCAAGTAAGAATAATTATTTATTTATAGGTAATATTACAGAAGAGTCTTTTGATGTAGATTTTGATGCAAGGACTTATAGGTTTAATTCTAGTGGAACTGCTAGGATGTATAATAATACTTCAGACCCGTTAAATTCCTCTTATTATAGAGAATTTACTTCTGCCAATTATCCTTCAACTGAAGATGAATATAATGCATCTCCTAGAAATATACTAGATTGGGATAATGGGCCTAGTGGTACTTATGCAGGATATAAGTTTCAATCTAATGGGACTACTATAGGAGGAGAAGGCCCAAATGTATTATATAATTTTATAACTAAAGTTATAAGTTATAATAATACAACTTCCTGGGCAAGTGATATGAAAATATGGAGTACGGATGAAAATAATTCAGTTACTGAACCAGATGGATTAGGTGGTTATGCTAATCCTGCTAATAACGCTTATGTTGGGTATCAGAGAGATGAAATATATAGAGTAGGTATTATATTTTATAATATAAGAGGGCAAATTAGTTTTGTAAAATGGATTGGAGATATTAGGATGCCTTATTATTCTGATAATTCAAATCAATTTAGCATATTAAGTGATAACTATACAGAGGATTTTAGATTTCACATATTAGGATTAGAATTTAATTTTGATTTTTCTTCATTACCAGAAGAAGTTGTAGCATATCAAGTTGTTAGAACTGAAAGAACTTACGACGATGCTACTGTTGTTGATACAGGATATATTGGGCATTTACAAAAAGATTCTTCACTGTTATACTGGGGAGGGTATGCTAGAGGGGCAAGTAGTAAAGATTTATATCCATCATTACACTCTACTGTGGATACAGAACATTCTTTAAAAGATATAGTGGAATACATAAGTGCAGAAACTAACTACAATAAAAATAATGATGGTAATTATAATAGATTCGATATATATGATGGTGGGATAAGTGGGAAACCTAAAAGAGATGTATCCGATTCTTATGATGTGGATAATGCAGTATTAACCAGATTAAAACCTTATTCTACATATAATACAACTAATAATATAGAGGATACTGTACTATTTAGAGCACAGAGAAGTACTACCGCACAACAAAACTTACCTGCTAGTTTTGGAGGATATAGTTTAAAAACTAGATCTCATATAAAGGCTAGTGGAAGTAGAGGATATAAAGGTACAACTCTTGTATTAAAATTAGAGGATGATATAACTGGATTAACAGATCATACTTCTCCATATGTACTTAGAAGAAGAACTACTTATCCCTATGGCGGATTTACACTATCTGCTATAAGTAGCAGTACATATTATCCTTGTTCTCCAATAACCCCTATAACAACAACCACATTAGAAGTATGGGGGGGAGATACTTATATTTCTGTATTTGAATATATGAGAACTTTATGGGCTGATGGTAAAGGTAGTAGTTGGGGAGATGATAGATATTGTCAAATAGTTCAGTGTTTAGTTGAATCTAAACTCAATTTAAACTATACAATTAATAATAGATGGTCAACGTATGATGATGGTAATTATAGAGTACTTACTACTATATTATCAGATTTACTTACTTATATGGCTATGTGGGAAACAAGTGGTACTTGGGAATTCTATGTAAATGATAGTACTCCTAGATATTTTGTACAAGATTTTAATTTATATACATATAATCCAGTCTACTCATTAACAACTGGAAAGAAAAGTTATATACCAAAACCTACTAATTTTACAGATACTACTCAATATTCTACTAGAGTTTATACATCAGAAAAGAAAATTAATGGTGAAGTTTCTGATTCATGGTTACAATTTTTACCAAATAATTTAATAGATGTTGATAATCAGTTTGGAGTATTATCTACTTTATATAATTATAATAATACTTTAATGTTTTTTCAAGATAGTGCTTTTGGAGTATTACCTGTAGAGGATAGGGAATTAGTTTCAACTAGTACAGGAGCATCTGTAAGTATAGGTACTGGTGGAGTACTACAAAGATATGATTATATTAATACTTCTACAGGAACCTCCGAATCTACTAGTATTGCAAATTCTTTAAATAGTTTGTATTTTGTAGATACTAAATTAAAAAAGATTTGTAGATTTAGTGGTGGGCAAGGAACCTCATTTATATCAGATACTAAAGGATTATATGCTTATATTAAAAATAAAGATATAACTTCAATAGTAACTTATTTTGATCCAGTTAAAAATGAAATGTTGTTTAGTTTTCCTACTGAAACTATATCTTATAATGAATATTCAGATAGTTTTATAGGGTTAAGTGATACTATATTTGACTTTGCTTATAACTATAATAGTAAGAATATTGTATTTAAAAATACTCAAGATGGTTCCAGTTACTATGTAACAGGTTCAAGTTTATATACAGGAGAATATGGCAAGTATGCTGTAGATTATAATAGTTCAACTTACTATAGCTCTACATTAGATTTAATAATAAATCCTGCTAGAGAACTTCCTTTAAGGTACGATATATTACAGTTATCTACAGACCTAAGTGATAGTGGTACTCCTATTGAAGATGAAACATTTAATTCTATAAGAGTTAGAAATAATTATCAAGATACAGGAACTATCACTTTAACCCCAGATAATAATATAGTTAGAAGATTTAGAACTTGGAGATTTAACCAACTTAGAGATGGTTCTGACGAGGGTAGACTTATTGATAATTATGCTAGACTAACTCTATCATTTACCAATGATGGTACTAAGAGATTGAAACTTAATGATATAGTATCAACAGTTACTCCTCTAAACATTAACAGAAATATGTAAGAAAATATTTGGAAATTTCATTTTTTAATTTTAAATTTACAGATTAAACTGCTAGATATGGCAACAAAAAGATATAGGAAGTCTAACAAGAATAGTAAGATTACCTACGAAGATATTAAAGATTTAGACTTTAACTCTTTATCTGATGAGGAACTCGAAAAGTATGGGTTGGGGTCATGGTTAAAGAAGAATGCTAATTGGCTTGCTCCAGTTGCTGCTGGAGTTGCTACTATTGCTACAGGTGGGATGGCTGCTCCTTTACTAGCTCCTGCTATGATGGCAGGAAGTGCAGTAGGAGGAGCTGTTACTAATAACTATAATCAAGACCAAGCAATTGCCGCACAA